TCACTTCTCCAGTGGCTTATACCGTACCTCTCCATAATTACCCCGACCAAACAGCCTGACGGCAGCATACATCAGCACCCTGCGCCAGCGGGGAACACCCAGGACTTTCATGGCGTCCAGAAATATCCGGTCTGCCTCCGCTTTTGTCCTCAGCGCATTGTCGTACAGCCAGTCGTGGATAATCGCTGCCTTGGCATAACGCCCGTGTGGCGGAAATACGGACCACAGAATACGTGGTACGCTCGCAAGGTCTGTCACGTACCCCTCCGGTACATATATCACATCATCCGGACGCTCTGTCTGCCAGAACTCAAAAGGTTCAACCAGCCGCCAGCGGTAATCACCGAGCATCTCCAGTACTGCGGGCGTGGTAAATTTACTCATCATCTCCCTCCCATCCGACAACAAACCGGTTAATTTCCTCTGTCACCGTCAGACGCTCAACAGCCTCTTTCATCTGCCGCTGACGCTCATGAATTTTAAAACCCCGCATCACCATTGCCTGCAGCATTGCGCCATCCAGTTGTACCAGTTCTTCCGCCGTCAGTCTCACATCCCGGTTATCCACATCCGTCCAGAAAAAACCTTCAGGAAGTGCTCCCGACTGTGCCACGGCTGTAACCGGAGACAGACGGCTGCGGGCAGCCTTACCACCATCCCAGCGGTGCCCATGCCACTCAAATATCACCCCCGCATTCTCCTGTTCATCACGCCAGCGGCTGATTTCTGCCAGCTTGCGTTCACGGGCAATCTCCGCTGTTTCATTTTCTCCTGTCACCACATCCGTCTGTTCACGGTACACCTCATCAGCCACCACCCTGCCATCCTCCGGCCAGCGACCGGCGTGTTCATAAACCGCCTTCAGTGCAACCGGATAAAACAGGTTACGTGATGGTGAGTAAATATATTTACCCATGTTCTCTCCTTTAACATCCTGTTGCATACCAGTAAACCTCACCAAACCATTCATTTATGGTGCCAACGGTAAACCCGCTGTCTGTCATACTCATCACGCACGGCACGGTTGCTGATAAATCGTCCTTTACTGTCAGCTGGATATTCCACGGTCCCTGAGGAAACGGAACAGGAAAACGACACTGGTTACCGTAACGACCTGCAACGGCAAACACACCCCACTGTCTCATAATCCCTGTAGCCGTATCCCGCTCCCAGCCATTAATCCCTCCCTCGCCGGTATTACGGTAGCGGGCATCCGACTCTGCCCTGCTGTAAGCATTATCACTGCCAGCTGGCCCACGTGGACCCGCGGGTCCCGTATCACCTCTGGGACCACGTGGCCCTGCCGGACCGGTGTCGCCTTTCAGCCCCTGTTCACCCTTCGGACCTGTGTCGCCTTTTGGTCCCCGTTCACCCTTCGGACCTGTGTCGCCTTTCGGACCAGGCTCACCCTTTGGCCCTGCGTCGCCTTTCGGCCCCTGAGGTCCTGGTACTCCCCGCTCTCCGGTATCACCTCTGGGTCCCTGTGGCCCCGCCGGACCGGTGTCCCCCCGGGGACCCTGCGGGCCGCCGGGGTCACCTTTTTCCCCTTTTTCGCCCCGCTCACCCCTGGGTCCCGGTACACCCTGTGCACCTGTCATGCCCCGCTCCCCTCTGGGGCCGGTCTCACCCCGGTCACCTTTCGGTCCTGGCTGCCCCTGCGGTCCCGTATTCCCTTTGTCCCCCTTCGGCCCCCGTGCATTTTCTGCCCGTCGGGCTGCTTCTTCCGCACGGGATTCACTCCCGCGTGCCCGTTCAAGGATTTCTGCAGCAACGGCCTCCAGCTCTGCCAGTGCTCTGGGATATTCCGCCGCCGTTTCTTCATTCAGCAAAAACTCATTCAGCGTCCCTGCACGGGATTTTTCACTGACGGTTATCTCTCCGGCATACACCGGCGGATACCCTTCTGTCTGCAGAATGACGCTGTAATTCCCCGGCTCCACTGACATACTGTAGCGACCGGCATCACCGGGTTCACAGGAGGCCACGGTATGCACTATCACTGTGGCACTGGTCCGTTTTGCCTTCAGCCGGATGACACATCCCGGCACCGCTTTTCCTGTACCGTCTTTCAGCACGCCTGAAATCTGTACTGCCATACTCACTCCACAAAAAAGCCCGCCTGAACCGGCGGGCTGTCATAACACTGTGTTACCTGGCTAATCAGAATTTATAACCGACACCCACGATGAAACTGTTGGTACGCCAGTCACCGCTGCCGGAGCCTTCATAAGCGACGTCAACGGCCACGGATTCGGTCGGGTTAAACTGCACGCCAGCTCCCCACGCCAGAGACGTGTTGCTGTGGCGACCGTCATCACTTCCGGTCAGCACATCGTGCGTTTTCCCCTTGTTGTCAGTTACGCGGATATAATCTCCGGAGAAAGTCGAAACACGGCTGTAAGCCATACCCGCCATCGCATACGCGCTGAACCATTCATTCACGCGCACAGACGGCCCCGCCATCACGCTGAACCAGCGGTTACGCACGGAATCTTCATGCCAGCGGGTATCGCTGTGATGCGTTTTTTGCTCATCTTCAGCGTTGGCATAACTGAATGACGTAATCAGCCCCAGCGTGTCCGTAAACTCATAACGGTATTTCACGTTAATCCCGTTCAGATTATCGCTGCCGGGAGCGTTCGTACGGGCATGAAGATACCCTGCGCTCAGTGTGGCCTGCTGCTCAGACGCCCATGCAGGCGCACCGGATACGGCCAGACAGATGGCTGCGGACAAAATGGCTGCACAAACTTTACGCATAATTACCTCTCGCTTTTCTGCAATAAAAAAGGCGCCATTTCTGGCGCCCGTATATGGGGTATAAAATTCAGCTGATACTGATGCCTGCGGTGGCTTTCTTCATCACCACAACCAGCAAATCACTGATACTTGCTGTGGGATACCAGTCATTTACCAGCCATGCTGACACCGAAAACTCCAGCGTCATGTGACCGTGACCGGCAGGCATATCAATAACGCCACTGTAAATCAGCGTATTATCCAGCGCGGTACGGTTATAAATTTCAGCACCGTTTTTCCGCACTATCAGACGGCATGAGGAGTAAATATCAGTATGCTCTCTCTCATGTTTAGCGCCGCTGAATGCCACCGCCGGAATAACAATCTGCCGGTCAAACGGCTGATTGTCATAAACCCTGACGGTAATGGTCCCTGATGGCCACCGTTCCGGTGCACGGGAGTCCCGGGGGAAAGCTTTGCCCACGGTTTTAACGAGATCACCTTCAATCTGGTTCGCGGACAGTTTTCCCAGAACCCGACAGTTCTCGTTAATCGTGACGTTGTTGAGCGTCCCGGCGTTCGCATTCACGTTACCGCTGATATCCGCATTTTTCGCCGTCAGCCGCCCATCCGGTGTCAGGGAAAATGCCGGAGGATGACCACCACTGGTAATGGTGGGGGCCGTCAGGCGCTTCAGGAACACGTCGTTCATGAATATCTGGTTGCCCTGCGCCACAAACATCGGCGTTTCATTCCCGTTTGCCGGGTCAATAAACGCGATACGGTTAGCGGCAACCAGAAACTGACTCACCGTGTCCTCCATGCTGAGGCCAATACCCGCGACATAATGTCTGCCGTCTCTGGTCTGCTCAATTTTGACGCCCCACATGACATTCCATTTATCACTGGCGTCCTTCCACGCTTTCGAAAACTCCTCCAGTCTGCTGGCGTTATCCTCTGTCAGCTCGACTTTTTCCAGCAGCTCCTTGCCGAGATGGGATTCGGTTATCAGGCCTTTGAAAAAATCCAGGTAACCTTCGGCATCATCGCTCGCCCGACCGACAGCCTCCACGAATGTCGATTTGCCGACGGTGTTCACACTGCGGATATAAAAGTAATAATCACGACCCGGTTTGATATTGATACTGGCGGCTATCCAGTACAGCGCCGTACCAAGATAGCGGGCTGTGGTTTCAACCTGCCTGATATCCGCAATCCGTTTTTCCGAGAACCAGAACTCAAACTGTACCGTCGGATCATAAACCGCAAGATGCGGCGTGGCGGTTATCTGAAAATAGCCCGGCGTCAGCTCAATCCTCGACGGTGCTGCCGGTGCGGCAATCCGGAACGATACCGACGCCGGATCGCCCCGCTGCCCCCACGCATTTACCGCCCGGACCGTCAGCGTGTAACGCCCCAGCGCCAGCTGCCTGAAGCGGTATGTGGTTTCCGTCGTCCTGGCTGTACTGACCAGCCGCTCACTGCCGTCGTCCGCTGTTACGGTCAGGCGAAGCATAAAGCTCACCCCCTTCACCACCTTCGGTGTGTCCCAGCGCGCCAGCACCTGATATTCCCCGCTGTCTGCAGTGACTTCTGCGGTCAGGTGCTGCACCGCTGGCGGCGTGACACCATTCACCGTGCCGCTCTGGTCGCCGTCAAAGTGCGCCCCGTTATCCACGATGGCCTCTTTTTCCGGTACATGCTGCACGGCGGTGATGGCATACGTGCCGTCGTCGTTCTCACGGATACTCACGCAGCGGAACAGGCGCTGGCGCAGCGTCGGCAGCTTCAGCCCCCACACGCTGTATTCAGCAACGCCGTCAGGAACCCGGCTCACTTTCACCTTCACGCCGTCGGTGACGGACTGAACCTCCACGCTGACCGGATTGCCATTTCCGTCAACCAGGCTTATCAGCGTGGTGCCGGAGGATGGCAGCGTGATTTCACGGTCGAGCGTCAGCGTCCGGGTCTGGCTGTTCACCGCCAGCACGCGACCACCGGTGCTGATACCGGCATAGTCATCATCGCAGATTTCAATGACATCGCCCGGTACATGGCGAAGCCCTTCGGCACCCACGCTGAAGTCCACGGTCTGCGTTTCCAGCAGCTCCGTTTTAATCAGCCACAGCCCGGCGCGGTGCGCCTGCCCCCGGCTGGTACAGCCAAAGGCATCCATCTTCGTGACGTTACGACCGTAACGGGCAATGGCCTGCGTGTCCTCCACAAGCTCTGTCGCCGTCTGCCAGCCGTTGTCCGGGTCAATCCAGTTCACCTCAACGGCATTATGGCGGTCCTTCAGGGCGCTGAAGCTGTAGCGGAACGGCGCGCCATCCTCCGGCATCACCACATTACTGCGGTTATAGGTCCACACCTTATCCGACGGCCGGTCCTGCACGAACGTCAGCGTCTGCCCGTTCCATACCGGCATACAGCGCATCGCCGAGCAGAAATCACTGAGCACATCCCACGCCTTACGCTGCGTGGTCAGCCACGCATTACAGGTGATGCGCGGCTCCGTGCCGCCAGAGCCGTCCGGCACTGACTGGTCGCAGTACTGGCCGATGGCGTACAGCGCCCATTTGTCCACGTCCGCCGCGCCAAGACGTTTCCCCATACCGTAGCGCGGGTGGGTCAGCATATCCCACAGACACCAGGCCGGGTTGTCACTGTATGCCGGTTTGAGGGTGCCGTCCCAGATACCGCTGTATTGCCGTGTCTGCGGGTTATAGTTCGACGGCACCTGCAGAATACGCCCACGGAAATGGTAAGTGCGGCTCACCTGCTGGCTGCCGAACTGCTCCGAATCCACCTGCACGCCGACCAGTGCCGTGTTCGGGTGGCATTGTTTCACATCGATGATTTCGGTGTATGACGACCAGAGCGTTTTGTTCTGCAGCTGGTCTGTGGTGCTGTCCGGCGTCAGCCTGCGCATCCGGATATTAAACGGGCGCGGCGGCAGGTTACCCACCACCACCGAGGCCAGATACTGTGAGGTGGTTTTTCCCTTAATGGTGATGTCTTTTTCCGTCACCCAGCCACCGTTACGTTGTATCTGAACCAGCAGGCGGACTTCCGACGGATTCCGGTCCCCCTTTGAGGTGGTTTCCACCAGTGCCTGCACACCAAAGGTCAGGCGCAGACGGTCGATGTTTGCAGACGTGATGGTCCGGGTAATCGGCGTGTCGTACTTCACTTCCGTACCCAGCACCGTCTCGGAGCCGGAGGATTCAAATCCCTCCGGCGGTGTCTGCTCCTGCTCACCTGCCCGGAACACCGCCGTGACACCGGAAAAACTGGCATGTCCTTCCCGGTCCAGCACCGGCGTACCGTTCAGAAACACGCTTTTTAATCCGTCCACCGGACCATAAACCGGCCCTTCGCTGATGGCATCAATCACACTCAGCATCTGGGATGATTTCAGGTTATCCTTCGCTTCACGCGGGGTATGCCCCTTACTGCTGCCTTTACCCATTCCTCACGCTCCGTAAACGACAAAACCGCCCGCAGGCGGTTTCACATAAAACGTTCTTCATCAGCGACCAATCACCACAACCTGACCACCATCCCCTTCGTCTGCCGTGCTGATCTCCTGCGAAATCACCCGCGATCCCACGCGCATTTCCCCGTACAGAACGGGCAGAACATTGCCCTGGGCAATCATGTTATCCAGTGAGGAGAAATAGGTGTTCTGTTTGCCGTTATCCGTGGTCTGCGTGCGTGGTGTTTTCGGTTTCGGTGCCAGCATCTGCGCCACACCGCCCAGCATCATGGCCACCCCAAGATTACCGATAACGGCCCCAACCCCGGTCCAGCTCAGGGCATACCCCACCACAGCCAGCACCGCACCGGCCACAATCTGAAAAACACCACCGTTTTTTGCCCCGGCTGTCCGCGGGAGCAAATGTATCACTGCGCCGTCAGGAAGTGGCTCATGCAGACGGGCGGACAGTTCACCTTCACCGGTGTCCTTCCCCGCAATCCGCAACTGATACCAGCCCTGCGACAGATGCTGACGAAAACCGGGAAGCAGTAATGACAGTGCCCGGATGGCTTCAGCCCCCGTTTTCACACGCAGGTCGATACGGCGGCCAAATCGTTGCAAATCCCCGTAAAGGCAGATGCGTGCCATGCCCGGTGCCGCCAGACGGAGTGTGTGCGTCGCAGCCATTTATCGGTATACCTCTCTCGTTTGCTCAGTTGTTCAGGAATATGGTGCAGCAGCTCACCGTCGCCGCAGTAAATGGCGGCATGATTCGGCACCGGTGAACCAAAACAGCACAGCAGCACATCGCCCGGCTGCGCCTCTGTCAGTGCGACACGGTAAAAACCCGTCGCCTCCAGATTATCCAGATAGAGATTCTGACCGTGACGCCACCAGTCATCCCCGCGATGAAAATCCGGCATCTCAATCCCCGCCAGATGATAAGCATCCCGGAACAGCGTGTAACAGTCCGTCACCCCGTGCTCAAAGCGCCGCCCGGTAAGATGCGGCACACAACGGAACTTGTGAATCGCCCCCCGGCAGACCAGCCACCACGGCAAATCACTCTGCACCTGCAGCCGCCGGTCGGCCTCACTCAGCCAGGGCAGACCACCGGGATGACTGTGGACCAGCGCCACAATCTCACCCTGCATTTCTGCCTGCAGCCAGTCTTCCGGCGACATCCGGAAATACGCCTCCGGCTCACCGGAGATATTCATGCAGGGAAAATATCTTTCCCCCTCCGGCGTTCTCACCACGAAGCCGCACGACTCCGCTGGCGCACATCGCCGGGCGTGCGCCAGAATCGCTGATTCTGTCTGTGTCATGATAATCACTGCGAAAGTTTGTTAATGGAAAGGAAGCCGCCAAAGTTGCCGACGTTATTGCGAAACTTGCAACCACTCAGGCATTTGCTGCACTTATCCTTCGTGATATCGGACGTCGGCTGGTCATATTCATCCGCGACAGCCGGACCGTGATAACCGCACTCATCACCGCGATAGGTCCAGGTGCAGGTATTAGCCAGCATGATGCGCCCCGGGAAAACGGCACCATCCGTTTCCGTCGGCGTGGACAGTACAAAGGAAGCACTGATTGCCGTCAGCTCGCTGCACTGCTCGATGCGCCAGCGGCTGATCACTTCCTGCTCCGGATCGGCGTCACGGTTTCCATTAACAAAGTTCACCGCATCCAGAAAACGGGCGTAAACCTTACGCCGGACCACCGTTCCGCCGACCAGACTCTGCAGATCTTCCACCATACCGGTGACCATACCGTACAGGTTAGAGACTTTCAGCGTTGGCCTTGCACTGGCTCCTTTGCCGTTCATCTCAAATCCACTTCCCTGAATGGGATAAGCCTGATACTGCCGCCCCTGCCAGATGACCGGCTCACCTTTTTCGTTCTGCTCATTACAGAAGAAATAACGATCTCCGCCGACCTCTGTCAGATCGATTTCCCAGAGCACGACCAGCGCGGATTGCTCCGTTTTAGTGCACTCATTGAGTGTTTCCTGCTGTATATCCTGCATCAGTGAGTGACCTCTTCAAAGGTACAGTTAAAATCGGTATACATGGCATTATCCGAAATGCTCCACTCCCTGCAGACAACCCGGACAGTCCTGTTGTGTTTTGGCGGACGCCACAAAAAAGCACGAATCCCGGCATGACGGGATAAAAAACTGTCCAGCGCGGCACGGGAATATTCATCTGTGACACGAAATACCGGTTTAAACGTTTTCAGATCCGCATTCAGACCACCAGCCCGTCGCTGTTCATATCCGTCACCAAACTTTACCGTAATAACTGATGGCTTTCGTGTCGTCTCCATCCCCTCACGGGGGATCCAGTTAAAAACTTCAGGCTCAGGCACTGTACAATCCTCCATCCCGACGCGATGACTGCATAATTGACACAACCCTGCTGTCGATCAGATCCACCAGTCCCCTGGCTGAGCGCGCATCTATCTCGCCATTGCTCCCTTGATTCTGAATGCTGATGTGATACACGGGAGAATAAACAAATCCACCGCCACCATTCACATTTCCAATGGCCCTGACCCCAAGAGAGCCGTCCGCTGCCCGTGTCAGTGGCATGATTGCTTCAGGCCCGGCCTCGCCCATCAACCCGGCACCTTTCGCAAAAGCAAAATACGTCGGTGTATCCACAATAGTGTTACTGTAAGCACTCAGATTTGCCGATGTGTAAACACCACCTTTTGCGTTTGCCACTGCCCCCGAAATCCATCCGCCGACCGTACCAAGCCACCCTCCGGCACCGGAGAGTGATTTCAGTCCGTTAACAATGGCTGCATTCATCAGAATTTTTGAAACTTCCCGGAGAACTGAACTCCCCCAGTTCCTCCAGTCCACAACATTCCCGGCCAGTGCATCGGAAATATTTGATACCAGCCCGTCCATCGTGGAAACGACAGCATCTGCCGCCTGTGAAGCATAATCGGTGGCACTGTCTGCCCAGTTGGTCAGTCCCTCCTGGAGTCCGGCATTCCAGTTATTACGTAAAGCATCGGCCTTTGCATAATAATCCTGCTGATCGCTGAGACGCTCTTCCAGATATTTTTTATTCAGTTCTTTCTCCTGTTTCCACAGGGCTTCTTCAATTTCTCCGGCCTGATACTGTCTCAGCAGCTCGTTATTTTTCTGCTCAAACGCCTGCCGGATACTCCACATTTCCTGGAGTCGTTCACGCATCCGTGAGCCTTCACCATATCCCAGCAACTGCGCGTAGTCAGATGCCCGGGCACTGGCATTACTGTCTGCCAGACTGCTCTCATACGCAGCAAGCTGCTCACGAATCTTTTTCTGGTCGATGAGTGCTGCATTCTGCAAAAGCGTTTTTTTCTGCGCTTCTGACAGGGTTGATAATTCGCCCTGACTGACCTGATATTTCATCTTAGCCAGTTCAGTATTCTGCCCTGCCAGTGCTATTTGTTCTTTTTGCTGTTTAATCAGCCGTTTATAAATATCTTCTGTTTTTTCCGCTTCGGTCTTTTTATGCGCTTTTGGTTTATTTGCCTGGTTATTTCGCCAGGCATCCAGTGAGTTATTGATATAATTCTGTCTGGCTGTCTGATACGCCTCTCCCACAAAGCCGAGATCATCCGCAGCATAACCCAGGCGGGCACGCTCACGGGCTTCCCCCTTCAGGCGGGACAGAGCCAGTTCGCGCTCGCTGTTATTCAGTGCGGTCTGCTGTTTATCATCCAGGGTTGCCTGTGGTAGCCGTAACGGTACATTCACCAGCCCCTGTCGCTGCTGAAGTAATTCATTACCGAGGCCGAGAAGGCGATTAAACTCGGTATGCTGCCCATTCATGATCAACAGGGACTGATACGCTTTGTTTTGTTCCGCTGCCTGTTGACGGATCAACGTCACCCGTCGCTCCTCCAGCCCGGCAAGCACATCCTGAATGGATTGCGCTTTGCCCTGCATTTGTGTGAGACGGGACTGTTCAACTGCCAGTTGATTTGTTGCTTCTGCAAGCCCTTCTGTGACAGTTTTTACCGACGTCATGTGGTTAATCATAAAACCGTTATCGGTTGTCCAGCCCGGGTTTGCCAGCACATACTGATAGCCAGCAATTTTTTCCTGTAAGGATTTAATCTTACTTTTCTGCTCGTCAATTAACCTGTTTTGCTCATCAAGTGCCTGCCGCGTCTTTTCCTCATTATCTGACGCTTCAGGAAGCGACATTGCCGACGTTTTCTGGCGAATTTCGTCGATTGTTGCGGCATACTGGCGTGCAGATTCTCTGGCCTGCTCCTGATTCTGATACATCGTGTACCAGGCCGCGGCCCCCAGCATGACAAGCCCCGGCACCCCACCAACCAGTCCCAGTGCTCCACTTAACAGACGACTTCCCACTGACGTGACAGTATTCAGCGTTGTCTGTGCTGCTGTTCTGGCCGCAATATTACGGGTAAGTGATGCCTGGGCAGCAGCCAGTTTCGCTTCTGCGGCTGCCTGCCTTTCGGTACCGCGAGCAGCAACAACCGCCTGTTGCGCACGATAAACCGCCGCACGCGCCCTGGCTGTTGCTATCTGTATCCCCCGGAGCTGCGCTTCCGCAAGAGCCACTTCGTTTCTGGCTGCAGTAATTAATCCGGCAGTTGCAGATCCAGCAGAAGACGCCATATTGCCAAAATATCGGGCTACCCCGACGGCAACCAGAGCACCGGCAGCGGTTGCCACAGTGTCAATATTGCCTGCAATACCATTCAGCACACCGGAGAGCGTCTTCGTCACTCCGCTTGCCTCGTTCGCACCACCAACCCAGGCCATAAAGGCGTTTTCAACTTTGGTTACAGAGGATGAAACCGTATCAGGCATTGCCGCATATTCATCACGTAATGCCCCAAGCTGACTAATCAGTGCAGGAACAACCTTATCGGCGGTCAACTTTCCGTTATCCGCCATGGCCTTCAGATCCTTACGGGCAACCCCCATTCCCGCAGCCAGCGCACGAATAACACGATCGCCGTTCTCATTCACCGAGTTAAACTCTTCACCGCGCAGCACTCCCTGCGCCAGTGCCTGACTGAACTGCGTGATCACCGAACTGGCTTCTGCTGTACTGGCACCGGATAATTTCAGGCCCGTGGAGATCGCCTCGGTGACTTTCAGTACCTCCTCAGAACTGTAACCATACTCCCGCATGGAAGCTGCAGAACGGGCAAAAAGGCTGGCGTTATCAGAAAACGCCGTCCCCGTTCTCTGGCTGATCGCCATTAATTCACGCTGTGATGCCTGAAAATCATCACTGGACTGTGAGGCCTGCTTCAGACGGGCATTTACTGAATTCCACTCATCGGCGAGAGAAATAAGATGACCGGTAGCAAAAGCCCCGGCAAATGCCCCCGCCATATTCAGTGCCGAAGATTTAGCTGTATTTATCTGATCCGTCACTTCTGCCAGTGCACGCCGCATTTCACGGGATGCCGCAGCGGACTGCCGGCCTCCGTTCTGCATGGTACGGTAGTAATCCTGCCCCAAACGCGAAGCCCGGGAGATCTCTGACTGGAATGACCGGGAATTTGCCGAGATTTTAATAATCAGTTCACGTAATGTCGCCACACTCATTCTCCGGACGAAAAAAAACCGCCGAAGCGGTTATGTTGACTCACTGAGACACTATTAAAAGCGCGTTTTCCAGTCCGGCAAATGGATCTGATACGCCTTCTGTCTGCTCCTTCTCCCACTGAAGAAGCGCATCATTCAGTGGCACTTTGACCCCCTGCGCACCGTAAACAGCTGAAACAATCTGGGCAGCCCGGATATCAGCCCGTTCGTCCCCCAGCGGGCTGAGCCTGTCAAATTCTGCCCACATCATGATTTCTGATGCGGACATTTCCCGGCGTAACTCTGACAATGTGCGCCCCATCCTGAGCGCCAGCATCATCAGAAAACGCATCCCCGGAAGCGCTACTTTTTTTTAACCTCGCCGGCATCACTGATCAGTTCCAGAGACTGCCGAAGAAGCCGCGCATGCACCGGGCCATACACGGCAATCACCTGTTCACGATCATCCTCTGAAAATACAGGTTGCAGTCCGGTATCACACAGAACATCAATGAACAGTTCAACGTCCGCCTCCAGATTTCGGCGGGCACGCTCTGCAACAGATGGCGATGTATCATCTTCCCTGGCTTTAACGATCTCCTGCCAGCGCAACCAGGCTTCTGCAGAAGGTTCCCGTAACACAACCGTTGCTCCCTCCCATTCAGGCACATCAACGGTTTTATGGCGAAACCCCGACATCGTTGCCAGTGCCAGATTACGGATATTTTTAGTCATCACATCCATCCTCATTAACTGACGGTTACAGTGCAGGAAATGGAGGTCACCTTGTTAACAGGGCTTGCTGAATCAGAAATCTCGCAGGTATACGCACCGGCATCACCGGATGCTGCTGATGCCTTACTGAACGTTGCCGCCGTCTGTCCGGAAACAGGAGAACTACCTTTCTTCCAGACATAAGAATAAGGCGGCACACCACCGGCAGCCTCAACCACCATTTCAAGTTTCGCTCCGGCAGAAATCTGCAGCGTGCTGTTTAAATCGACCTTCACTTTTAGCGGCTCAGTCGTCAGCACAGGTTTACCTTTCAGACGCAGGGAAAACGTTGCAGCCACAACACCATTGGTTCCTGCAGACCAGGTATGCTGACGCACCTCTGCCATAAAGGTAAATCCGTTACCTGACGGAAAAATAACTTTAAAGCCATACGTGGTGTCATTGTCATAGGCACTGCGCAACGCGTTCTGGGCAGCATTGAGGTAAAAGTTGCCTGACATGGAAATCTCTGACGCGGCACCAAGACCGTTAATATTTTCCTGCTCAACAGAACACAGCGTGGTGACATCAATATCCTGCTTTTGTCCTGCGGTAAACTGCACTTCTTTGATTGTACAGCTCAGCCCAAGAAAGCTGGCAGAATCCAGGGTTTCTGCTGTTACCGGTGCAGACGAAATCATAATTTTCGTCAGTTGCGAACGCTCAAAATTAGAGGACATACTCGTCTCCTGAAAATAAAAAAACCCGCCAGCGGCGGGTGGGTAAAATCATTAACGATCTCAGGCTATTACCTGGAATTCAAGCGTGGCTCTGCTCAGACGGGAATCAGGATCATAACCCTGCGTTTTAGAAATAACGGCGGGTGCAAGTTCCCTTACCGCATCAAGCGCCTGTTCACGGATATCATCTGCGTCATCAGGCACCGTTGCCCAGACATCGATCTGCACGGTAATTCTGGATTCAGCCTGACCATCAAGCACATCAGACGCCGTGTCAGACACCACAGAAAATACCAGCCATGGCAGAGATACCGCAGGCTTTCCCTCCGTCAGCGGGACCACATAAGGATAAACCTGTCCTCCGGCCAGTTGAGACAGCAGGGAATACAGTGTGGCCTCCCTCATTTACTTAAGACCTCATCAATAGCCTGATTCATTCGCTGTATGGCAATCTGCGCAGCCAGTTCCTCTGTCGTATCGAAAGCCGGGCGAATGAACGGATGCGCGGGCATGTTTATCGTTCCCAGCTCCACAAAGCGCCAGTAAAACGCATTTCGGGGATCACTGGCTTTCATGCTGTTATCACTGTTTCCGGTTCGCAGGTTCCGTCCTCGAATGTGGACACCCGAGATAATTTCCCCCCGACGCTTTGAACGCTGAGTGAGAACAACCACATTTTTCTTCAGTTTCCCGATTCGCTCCGGCGCACGTTCAACAACTGCATCCCGCATAACTTCAGCACCGGCACGGGTGGCATCGCGCAGAACCTTATTGTTTTCTGCCCTGCTGAGCGTCTCCAGATCCCGTGCAATATCCGCCAGACCTGAAAAATCAAGACTGAAATCCATCACACATTCCCCTTCTGAGAACAGAGTATTTCAAGCCGGGTAGCGCGTGCATCCGGTATTGGTGGACCTTCTATACCCAGAATGGCCCCTTTAAATGCACCGGTCAGCACTTTCAGACGAGAAGTCGCTGTCACATCGCGCCGGAATCTCATCCAGACTCTGACCGTAGCCTGAGCGGTTTCTGCTCCGCCTGAGATTATCTCCCTCCCGCTGATACCCTTAACTTCTGCCCATACGGTAGCTCCCTCCGTCACCGTCTCCACCGGATGCCCTGACGGAGAGCGGGCGGTGGTGACATTCAGAATAATTACGCGATCACGTAATCTGCCCGCCTGCATGCTTCCTCCTACAAAGGAATAAAACGATAAGGCTCCAGCAGAGAAGAAAAACCAAACGGGATTGGTGCCTTGCTGACATCTGAGGAATTTTCCCGGTTTTCGTACCAGTGCCCGACCAGCAACATAAGCGCCAGCAAAACATCATCAGCTATAAGCACCCCTTCTGGATCCCCCTCCGGCACCGTCTCCTCATAAAGCTTACGGTTGATAAAATTTTCTGCCTTGCGGCAGGCAGCCCGGAAATACAGCATCAGTAACTCATCATCAGTTGCATCATCTGTATCAATACGGCACTGCGCCCTGAGTTTTTCCACTATTGCTGCCATCAGAAACTCCTGCCCGCAACACTGTGCGGGCATAAAAAACTGCATTACGCAGCGGCTTTCTGGCGGGTTGCAGCACCGATCTTCATCAGCTTAATCGCCTGAGAATCCACCAGCATACCGCCGGTTCGTTTGGTGGTATAAAAGCCCACAAACGGTTTGTTGGTGTAAGGATCGCGCAGGATGCGGGTGCCGATACGATCAACGATGGTATAGCCGCGTTTGAAGTTACCAAACGCAATGGCTTTTGCATCGGCGGCAATATCCGGCATCTGCTCATTTTCAACGATGCCATACCCTGCCAGAGAAGAAGGCTGACCCAGCTCAATGCCCGGACGCCACAGATAATTTCCGTCGTTATCCTTCAGCAGACGAATGGCAAACAGGCTGCTGTTGTTCATCATAAACTTCGCGCCGCTGCGGTGCGCCTTGCGCAGGGTGTAAATCAGTTTAATGATCGCATCAGCGGTCACGCCAGAAGCCGCACCGGAAGCAATGTGCTGAAGTTTGCCAAACGCACGGGTCTTGTCATCTTCATCAGTGGACTCATAAGCCAGAAAACCTTTTGGTTTTTTGCTGCCGTCGCCACTGGTAAAGGCAATTTCTTCCTGTTCGGCAAATTCCAGCGCCAGCTCACTGTTGATCCAGTCTTCCACATTGAAGAAAGCATCATCGAGCATTTTCTGGGTAGCCTGCGGGTTGCCGTAGATTTCCCCCATAAAGGGTTCAATCAGCCCCAGTTTTGAGGTGGCGGTTTCCGGACGCGTATCCGTTTCCCCCACCCATCCGGACTTAGTGCCGCCCAGATTCACCAGTTTTTTATAATCCGAGCCACCGAGGGTGATCACAGTGGCTTCCTGGCGCATCACCACCTCATCTTTCAGCAGCGTCAGGATGGTACGATCCAGTTCTTCCGGAATGGCATAACCACCATCTTCATCATTACCTACCTGAAGCGCCTTACGTTCAAGTTCACGCAGACCGTCTTCACGCCCCTTGCGCATAAATCCGATAAACGCTTCTTTGTGTTCACCGGCAACTTTATTTTGCGTGCCGCCTGCCGGACGCTTGATGTCTGCCAGCTCTTTTTCCAGGTCGCTTTTCAGGTTCTCCAGCTCGCTGATTTGCCCGTTCAGGCTTTCCACCTGTTCGGCCAGCTTGCTTTTTTCCTGTTCGATCGCGTCAATGCGCTTGTCGTTTTTTGCCTTAAAATCGTCAAACTTCTGCTGCAAATCCTGCGCGACCTGTTCAACGTCTTTAATATCAACAGCCATTATTTACTCCTGGTTAAAATTTAAGATTTTTCAGTGCATTCAGTGCGGCATCCACATCCTCAGCATCACGCAGGGATAAAGCGCCGTATCCCCCGGCCATGAATGCTTTGGCCTGGGTTCGCGAAAGTCCAACATCGCGCAGGACCCGCTCAATGATTTTCTGATCAGGGATCTCCCCACGCGCCAGCGCATTTTTCACATCGCTGATGCGAGCCTCATCATTGGAAGGAAACGTCACCAGACTGACCTCCCACAGGTCGATCTCTTTCAGCAGGAATACCCCTTTTTCACGGTCGTACTCCCAGTCTTTCAGGATGTAGCCAATAGAAAGGCCGGTTAAAGAACCGGCCTTCATATGAGCATGTGCACGTTTTGCCAGGGGATCATCATCAACGAGTAATCGCCCCCTGACATAAAGCCCGACATCATCTTCTTTCATTTCGGTGTACACACCGATGGGCTCATCCATGCGGTGCTGCCAGAGCAACGCAGGCAGCGCCTTTTTTTCGCTCCATTTCTGGAGTGTTGTGGTAAAGGCACCGGGGACCACCACATCATCATGGCTGTCCTTAACACCAAAAACAGAGCCGTAACCTTCAAACTCCCCGGAATCACTGACTGATTTCAGGTTCAGCGGTATATCAAGACGCTGTTTTGTCTGCATCTCCACTCTCCTTTTTCTTACCGTTGCCATTGCCAGCAGAGGGACTGGTGGTCATGTTCATCGGTGTCAGATACACATCACCGCCCGGTCGGGGATTCATATCCTCCAGATCACGGCAGTCATTAGGGGAATAAATCCCCCAGTTGATCCCCGTGGCATACGCTTCAAAGCGGGATTTCATGTCACCACGCAACAACGCCCCGGCATTAAATTTGGCGTAAAATTTTCCCTTTTTACTCTCCCTCACCAGCCCTGTATTGATCCGCTGTTCAATACGGGTCAGATACGGCACAAGGGAATAGTTAATGAAGCCAAGCCCCAGCTCTTCAATATTGTTGAAGGTGGCGCGGTCAGTGTTCTGCACCATATGCAGTGGCACGCGGAAAAGACGACAGATTTCTTCCAACTGAAACTTGCGGGTTTCCAGGAACTGGCTGTCCTCGGCATTCAGTGCCACCGGCTTCCAGTCCAGCCCCATTTCCAGAATCATCGGACGGTGCGCATTACCCAGCCCAAGATGACGCTCCTCAAAATCCCTCTTCATGCGCTCATAAGCATCCGGCGTGAGCTTTTGTTCCGTACGCAACACACCGGATGTCACAGCACCGTTACCAAACAACCTGGCGCCGTGCTCCTCGGTTGCCGCTGCCAGTGAAATGGCCTCACGCGCATACGCAATGGGATTCAGCCCGACCAGTCCGTCCAGCGTCAGAGTACGCACATGCCAGATTTCATCCTGGGTCAGCACATCCACGGAACCATCCGGAAACGTCACCTGATAAACCGGCTGCCACTGACAGTTCAGCTTCGGCTCCACACAACCCGGATCTATCGGAAGAAGCTCCACCACTTCTCCCAGCGCCTTCACCTTGTAAGCGTAAAAGTTCCCCCGCAAACACAGGCAGACGATAACCAGCTCCCAGAATTCCTGCGGTGTCATGTAGCCATTGGGTTTTGCCGAAATCAGCTTATGCAGTCGTTCATCCACCGCCCGTGTTTTAAGGGTGCCGGTGATTTTGTAGAGGCTACAGGGCAGCATACCAACAGACTCCGCCAGCACTCTGACGCAGGAATACACCGCCGTCAGCCGCATGGCCCGCTGACTGCTGATCCGCTTTCCGGTATAGGTGTCGTATGACAATCCCAGCTCTTCCGCAAGCATCCCGGGTGTTGTAACGGGAGTGTTATTTTTGCGTTGAAAAAGCCCCTGGAAAAACATTACTCACCTCCGGAGGCGACCCGCTGACCGCGATCGAGATAACGCGCAACCAGCCACGACCAGCACAGGCACAGCGCCCCGGCAACAACAAAACCTGCCGGGGGATAAATCAGCCATGTGCCATACGACAGCAAAAGCGCCCCCAGCACGCCCACCAGTGGTGTGAGAATTATCAGAAACATAATGACCTCGGTTAAAGCGAGCGAATACCAACGCTGACCAGATGCTCAGACAGATCCGGCTCCGGTTCACCGCCATTGACCAGCATCCGGCTCATTGCTGTAAACATCGCAACAGGGCCGTCGATTTTGGCTTCCGGCGTGGATTTATTCGGGAAGATATTGTCGTTTTTGTCCGGTTTTACCGTAACGTTAGACATCATCCAGTTCATGACCGGATGATTGCTGTGGTGGAAACGTCCGGCATAAACCAGTGATTCCGTTTCCTTCATAGCCTCTGACAGATTGCGGACCGTCTGCGGAACTTCCACCAGCGGTATCCCTTCTTCAGCCAGCGCCAGACTGAACTGCATTGCGCTCCACGGGTCAAATCCCAGTTCCCTGAGGTTTTCACCGCCAATCCATTCCAGTAAGTCACTTTTTATCTGAGCATGATCGATAACATCACCATCCGTCAGGATGAGCTTCCCCATCTCTGCCCACTTCCGGTAAAGTTCTGCCTGCTGCCGCGAGCATCGTTCCAGCCGTCCTTCCGGAAGCCAGAATTTAAAATCGGCATGAACATGTCCGTTATCGGTTCGCCAGAGTTTTGCCGCCGCACAGATATCAATCTTATGAGCAAGGTCGACGCCGACCCACATAGGATATGTTTTCAGCTCATGCTGTGGAGCAATGTATTCGCACTTCTCCCACTTAATCATGTCCATCCAGGCAGATTCGGCAGTGACCCACACATTCATGTGTTTCGTGAAAAAATTCACCCGCGCAGAGACCTGTTCTTTCGCTTTTTTCGCCAGGCGACGCAGATCATCCCAGCGTTTACAGATGCCCAGGCCGGGATTCGCTTTCTGCCAGACCGTTTCATCAAACGGATCATCTCCCTCATCGAGGGTGTAAATAATCGCAAAGTAGGAGTCGTCTTTTACCGCGCCCTCCACGTCGCTGTTATAGCCACGCAATACCTTGATGGCGTAATCACGCTGCTCGTAACAAATCCCTTCCTTGTTAAACCCTGCCGTGGTGATACCAAATAAAAGGGACTGCAGACGGGCACCGGTTGCCGTTTCCAGAACGTCCCACACGTCACGGGTTTTATGTGCATGCAGCTCATCAATAATGGCGCAGTGGATGTTCAGACCGTCCAGGTTGTTTGCATCCGAAGAAAGCGGTTCAAATTTTGATGCGCTCTGCTCCTGGTAAATCGCCAGCTTGTTGAAATCAAACAACCGCCCGAGTGTCGACCGGGCTTTTCTGACCATATTTTTGGCGTCTTCAAACACGATTCTGGCCTGGTCTCGCGTGGTTGCGGCTGAATACACCTCAGCACCGCCTTCACCATCTGCCCCCGTCATATACAGACCGATACCCGATGACAGGGTTGATTTTGCGTTTTTACGGGCAACTTCGTTGTATGCTGTCCGGAACCGGCGCACCATCACCGGGCGCCCGCTGCCATCGCTGCGCATGACAACTTCCCCGGTCTCTTCATTGACCAGCGGAATGACAAAACCAAAAATATTAATGAGGATAAATACATGCCAGTCCATCAACTCAATGGGCTGGCCTGCCAGCGCCCCTTTCACATGGGGCACAAATTTGTAGAAATTCAGGATGTGCTGTGCACGGGGTTCACTGAAATAAATCCCCCGCTCTTCGCCGTACTTCAGATCATCAAGAAAACGCTGGCAGGCCAGACGGACAAATTCGCCAGCAACAATTTCTCCTGCAACAACACGTTCGGCGTAGCGGATCCCGTCAGCCACTTTTGCCATCAGTCTCTCGCTTTTAAAAGCTCTGCCAGTGGATCAACATCATCCGGTCCGGCGGTATTTACTTTCGCCCGGCTTGCCGGTGACATACCAAACTCTGCAAGCATCGCCCGGATCCGCTTCCAGGCATCCGCCTTCATCGCCGCAGCCGGATGTGCCTTGATCATCACATCGCCATTCTGCGTTTCCGTGCGGTAGGTATAACCCTCAGCATCAAGTGTTTCGCAGTGATGCCGGTATTCGGTGTAGGCTTCCACCAGTAACTCGAGTGCACGCGCATCAAGCTGAGAAATGATCCCTTCCGCATTCAGTTCTTCCGCCATTCGCCTGAACCAGTACTTCCCCTGTGCCCCTAAATGTTGTGGAATTTTAGGGAGACCTTTTTCATCCTTTTTAGCGGTTTTTTTGGGGTCTTTAACGGGGCGCTTTGAGGGGTTGCCTCGTATCAAATGCAGGCGTGGCGGGGTTTTCGGGGGTCCTGACATAATCGGTTTTACCTATCAATCATTCAATCACATTCCAAAAAAAGTTTTCGAACCTGCGGCGATGCGAGGAAGGGTCAGGCGGCGGTACTGAGCAGCCAGGGCTGCAGAGATTTGACCCGCCCCTCCCCTACAGATGGGAACTGTTATCAATTGATGCGTTCGCGCGCTGTTTTTGCTTTATGGCAGGGCCAGCACAGACTCTGCAGGTTACTGTCTGCATCCGTGCCACCATGAGCTTTCGGAATGATGTGGTCCACAGTTCTGGCTTCAACGGCTCTCCCATTGCGCAGGCAGTTCTGACACAGATGATTATCACGCTTCAGTATGCGCGCACGTATGGCATCCCATTTCGAGCCATAGCCACGCTGGTGGCGACTCAGTCCGCGTTGATGCTGTACCCATCCTTCGCCACGATGTTTATCGCAGTAACCAGAACTGTCGGTGGTTGTACCTGCGCATCCACGCTTACGGCAGGCACGTGGGATTCGTGATGGCATAAATACCTCATACCCTGTTCAGTTTAATGACGGGCTGATTCTCGATATGTTCTGCTGTCAGTCTGAAAGTCACTGTGACTGTTGGTAGCTCGCCTCCGCGTGACTCTGTTCTTGCGGAAAGCTGCCCTTCCAGTAACTCACCATTAACTGCAATCCCATAACCTACGAAATGTTTACCACGATAAAGTTTTGCCAGTTGGTAATTCATTTGCATCCTCCTGCAAAAATCCAGTTCGTGATGTGCATAAAAAAGCCCCGCGTATGTGGGGCTAATGATTGCAGGGATTTATTGTCTCAGTCTAATTTAATAAGTTTTACAGGTTTCTCTCCTGCATCTACGCACCAGTTGTTGTACTCATGTACAGCCCGCATCAACTCACCATCATAATGACCAACCTTCTCTACAAGATCCGTAAGCGATTGGGGATTAAATTCAACAATTTCAGGTGGGACGAGATTCACATTCCCTTTCTGATGAAGGGCATAGACCGCAGTACGCAGATCACCAATAGCTTTCATTCGTTCAGCATAAAGGTCCTTGATCTTTTCATTGAGAATTTTGCAGCGACCAATTGCTTCATAATTCAGTTCAGACATTTTGCCTCCTGTTTTCAATGGAGATATTCAGGCCAATAGCATTATCGCAGCCCCTCTCACTGAAGGGGTGCTATAATACCTGTTACTCAGTAACTACCGCACCTTCCGGTAATTCCATACCAGCAAATACCGGACAACCAGGATGACGATCATCTTCTGTTGCTTCCAGCATTGACTCACCAAACCACTCCGTCGTGGCGCGACCATCAGCTGCTTTGTAGTGGATCAAGTACTGGTTTTCGCCATCCGCATACTGCGCACGGGCTTTAACCTCACCCCATTCATCACTGATGCGCATCTCCACCAGTTGAGACAACTCAAACTTAAACGGAGCAGCATCAGCACCAATTACAATCGGTTTGTTTTCTGTTTTTTCCATCATCGTCTCCTGATATTGAAGCCCGTCGCCGCACCGGGCACTGATCAACATTTGAGTATTCGCGGCGACAGAAAGAATTTATTTTATTGAGTAGCCACAAACACAGAATTTCATGCTTTCTGGACACTGGCGCATCCTTCATTTTTCAGCAAAATATTCTGCTATTACAGGCGATCAGTTCTGCATACACTGCCGAACACCGTCGACAATTTCACAGACCTGAGAAGCTGTATCGAAAAGCTGGCGCGCCTTATTCAGGCTGACGCATCCCACCAATAAAAAAGGCACCAGTATCGCTACCAGTGCCCATTTCGCTGCCGTTCGCGGCATTCTATGTGTCCAGTGTTTTCGACTCATAACTCGCCCGGCTATCAGCGTTTCAATTGGAAGTGCGGCCCGTCCTTCAGCGTTTTCCAGTCCCCGCCCCATTCGATGGCGACTCCCAGCTCTGCGGCAGCCTGCTTAAATGCCTGTGCGATTTTCTCGTACAGAGGCCAGTCCCATGACACCTGGCTGTCAACATAAGCCACAACATCCACAGCATCACCGGTCAGGTGGCGGCTGTTCATGGTCTGGCTTTTCCCTTCCGCGACCAGCTGTTTCTGGCGTTCTTTCGTGCGCAGCCCTTCCGTAATACCGAAATCAACCTCCGTCAATTCCAGCGCACGGCGAACGACAGCAACCAGCTGTGGTTTGACGCCCTCCAGATTTTTTTTACTGCGACGACTGAATCTGAATTTACCCGACATGCTCACCTCCGGAATGAAAGGATTTTTGAAACGTTCCCGCGTGCGCGTATTACCAGCACGCAGAACAGCAGATTAAGCCCCACCGCCAGCCAGTTCGCCGCTAACGGGCGACCGCACAGATAGCTGAGTGGTGCAAAGGCATACAGCAGCATCAGCAGCCAGGCCAGCCATGACATCAGCGGTTTGTGTCTGGAATCACGGCGACGATAAAAAAAGAGCGTCAGCACGATAACCGTGCATAACGCTACATTCAGCAATCCGGGAATGTTACTTAACATTGCCGCCTCCTCCACCCCGCAGACGGGAGAACAGGCCGGACACCAGTGATGCAATATCCTGCTGGTGGATGAACGAGAGAATCTTCACCGACACCACTGACACCAGCACTGCACACAGTGCGTCGACAGGCGCACCGTCAAACCCTGTATGCTTTACCAGCCAGGATGCCAGAACCTCTGCGCCCAGCACGCCGATAATGAACGACACCAGAAAATGCGCCGCCACACGCCAGGCTGAAAGCGCCTGCGGCATCGTTGCCACAAATAACGCCCCGGCGAACGCACCAAACACAATCCCGAAATCCGTTCCGGTAAACAGCCCGAATACCGTCGCCCCGCCGAGCGCCACAGCCGTGCCGGAACCGGATAAGGGTTCAGACATACTTTTTTCTCCTGTAAATAAAAAAGGGCCACCAGCGGCCCGTAAAAAACACCCCGTCAAAAGCACCGGCATCCGCAGATGCCCTTTGCGTGGCGTTATTTGATGCGCGCCAGATGTGGCGCAAAGAAATGAAATAAGACTTATCGGAAATTAAGGTTAATTTGAGGATTTAAACCACTTCTGAAGCTTAGTAGTATGAACATGTCCCCGGAAGGGGGCCAATACTTATTATTCTTCATGGACTTTGTCCCGCGGTCTTAATCCGACGACCGCGCTACTTTTCACCCTCTCGCAAATTGCTATCCAAAGGACGTTGTCCCACGAGTATTCCTGGATGCTCGTGTCTTTTTTTGTCCTGAGAAAGGAATAAAAAAAACCGCCATATCTGGCGGTTGGTCAATGCAAGGGATGAATTTTTTAATTGTTATTAAACCGAGGCGTCGGGTGCCTCCCGAAGTATTCCGTGCTGTATGGATACTGTGGTTTCCCGCTAAACCGACTCTTTAAACCACCCTCGCTCTGAGGTGCGCCTCTTTGGTGCGATTTACAACACCAGAATGATGCATCACCGACCCTGCCAGGAAATACAAAATCTCCACCGATAATGCACCATTCTGCTGTCGTAAAAAAATCAGCACTGAGGCTACACCTGGTCTCAAATCATAGCCAGAGAACAGAATGCTTTTTCAAAACAACCTGCTCCCACGTAATAAAAAATACGCCAGTGCCGCAATACAATAAGGCTTGTTTCAAATGCTGGAGCGGGTAGCGGGAATCGAACCCGCATCATCAGCTTGGAAGGCTGAGGTAATAGCCATTATACGATACCCGCATATGGTGCCGACTACCGGAATCGAACTGGTGACCTGATGATTACAAGTCAGTTGTTCTACCTACTGAGCTAAGTCGGCACTGGACCGCCACCGGGGACTCGAACCTCGCACACTCAACTTAAAGTGTTGACGCTCTTTCCTGATGAACTAGTAGCGGTTGGTGGCCCTGGCTGGATTTGAACCAGCGACCTGGCGATTATGAGTCGCTCGCTCTCACCACTGAGCTAAAGGGCCGGCGCAAGATAATAACGTTACGAAATCAATGTAGCAAGCATTCAAAAATCACCTGGTTAAAAATCACCCTTATCTCCTCCACCAGCGCATTCACCATGTCTATCCGAGATAAGTGGCACAAACAAAACCCGCTTGTGGGCGGGTTTTGTTTGCTTTTGCCATCACGTACAAAATCGGCAAAATATCAGATTTGCATGAAATATATGCCTTTCAATCTACTTTTGCAACACTTTGCTTTGAAAATACCGCCTTTTGTTTTGAACGTGTTCTCATTACAAACAATAAAGCCTCACTATCCAGTCGGTGAAAAATGTGTTTCAATGCAACCCAGTGACGAGTAAATGTTTTGGACCAGTTTTTAGTTGTCACTCCCGCCAGTAATGCCAGCTCCTGGTATTCATAACCTTCCCCACCAAAAAGTTCTGCTTTTACTGCCTGCGCCGCCAGCCAGATTAATTTTTTCAGGCGTTCCTGCGTTTTCCCTGCAATTTTTCTGGTACCGGGTTGAGTATTAAATTCATTCCACGCCCACTGTGTTATCGCGATCTGATATGCCCAACAAATATTCCCGCTGTAACACCACAGCAACCAGGCTTTATGATGTTCTTCAAGAGACAGAACAGCCCGCCGCCACGATGATGTCGAAAACTCAACCGGACTGACCAGAGGAATTGACGTCCCCTTCGCCAGCGATTGCTTCCCCGGGATTGGTGGATTATCCCGCGTTATCATTTTTCCAGTCGCTTCATCGCGGTACCGGATTTTTTTTCGCCTGTAACGCCCTGTATCGAACATGGCATTCTCTTGCCAGGCTTCAAGCTGACCTTTTGTTGCCGCACTCAAATCAGCGGTAGCGATAATGAGCTGCTCACGCACAAACTGTAAATACTGGTTATTCATGCGCACTCCAGTTCTGTGATTTTTATCCCCAGCCGCCCACCAGGAACGAGCTGACCGCGCACAATATTGATTTCATCAAACTGCTCGTCGTCTATAAGTAGTCCGGCATGCGTCAGCGCATCCAGTGGTGCCTTCAGGATATTGTCCAGGTCACGACGGCGCTTATCCGGCGGCTCTGCAATAATTTTTATTGCCAGCCTTCCGGACAGGTTTAATTTCAGCCGCTGCTGGCGAACAATAAGTGCCACATCCCGGCGATAACGCTCACCGGCTTTTGATACAAAATATGTGCTGCCACGACGACGCCAGTAGGTGTTCACCGTCGGCGGGTAAGGCAAAACAAACTCTATACGCATCAGTAACCTCTTTTACCCGAGCACACCGGTTGCAAAGGCGTGATCAAGAAAACGAAAAATTAAATCAACCTGAGAACCATGCTTTTCTTCGAACGCCAGCGGATCCGCATGAAGTTCGTTGTGATGCTCCCGGCACAGCGGTAGCGTGAAAATATCGTGGGATTTTGTCCCCATTCCGCCCTGACCATGACCAATCAGGTGATGGGGATCGTCGGCTGGCTTACCACAACACGCACACGGCTGTGTCTTTACCCAGCGCGTGTATTTCTCATTTACCCAGCGGCGACGTTTAGGCCGCTTCATGAAAGATTCAGGAGACTCAGGATCAACGGCGATGTTTACCACCGTCTTTTCCTGTGGCGGGTTTTGCTGGTGGGAGTGAGGCAACGGCGCAAGATTTTTTGTGCGCTGCTTCAGTATGATGGTGGCGGTCTGCTCTCCCGGTACGATGTCGCTTTCGCGATATACCGAGTGGATTTTTTCCGCACGTAACCCCAGAGAACGACGTAATACTGCCTCCGGTAGCGCGTCCGCTACCTGATTGCGGACCGCCCACCAGGATAATTCAGCCAGCGATAATTCCCGCTCCTGCGCACCGCTTATTGCGTGACGGATGACGTCAATCATCCATGCTGTCAGGTTTTGTTGAGCAAGTTGCTCAAGTGATTCTAAGGTCTGGTCACGCAGCTGGTTGTCGCAGTGCCAGCACAACACCATCGCGCCGGTGCCGTAACGATGTATGACGGTTTCGCTGTGGTGATAGTCACCATGAGGCCACTGGCAGGATTTAACATGACGCAGGAGCCAGTCAGACAGTGCACCAGCGCCGCCGGCAGCACGAATCACCCGTTCGTCGCTGAAAAATGGCAGTAATGATTTATCTTCTGCCAGCGGCTGGCGAACGGCAGGAACAACTCCGGACGGCAGACTGCGCATGCTTTTCGGTTCCGGCTCCACCAGCACTCGAGGATTATGAAATATCTGTATGGATTCAAAGCCCGGCTTTAGCACCACCAGCCCAAGTTCCGGTACCAGTACAGGTCGAAGCAATACCCGCACGTTACCTCCAGATGCGTTGCTGGAATGTGCGGGACGGACGCGGTGGCGTTCGGAATAAGGGAGCCTGACGGAGATTATCCAGTGACGATATTAGCCATTCAGCTTGTTCTTCAGTGCAGGGGTCATGCTGGAACCAGTAAGATTTAAATGCGTGAGAGCGCCGCCCGTGCCTGCTGGCAAAGACGGCTGAATTATCAGAATTGTGTAGTCTGGAATTTTGCGCCATCGGCTTTCTCCGGTGGCACAGTGTTACTCAACAGGGGTTCAGCCCTGCGCTGAATTGTAGATGAATTCACTCATCTTCAAAAGCAGAAAAACCAGCCTTAATCCCAGCTTCTTTCAGAGACGGCAACGATGTGACAAATTCATTTGCACGCAAAATAAAACCATCCGTCACAAGCCCATCCACCAAATGAATTAACGCAGCTCCACTCTTCCTTTGTTGAGACTGTAAACATTTAATACGGCAGAGGCTGACAATAGCACCATTCTCAACGTGCACAGCATAGAGGCCATTTTCACTAAAAATTTCACGCAATTTTTCGATTTTCATCTTCAGAATCCTTCCAGATAAATAGCACCCCCCTGTTCGGGGTCCATCCCTCTTCTCCCTGCGCGCTACTTAAGTATTTTTGATTCTATTCCGGCACCGTCCAAAACTTCAAATGCATTGAAAATCAAAACAAAAACCCGCCGAAGCGGGTTAAGTGCGGGTGCGTTGAGGATGCCTGACACATCAGAGGTGGCGAGGGATTTCACCCTCGCCTGGTCTCTTACTCCTCAGGTTCGTAAGCTGTGAAGACAGCGACCTCCGTCTGGCCGGTTCGGATTCGTACCTCGCAGAGGTCTTTCCTCGTTACCAGTGCTGTCACTATGACGGTTAAACAGATGACGATCAGGGCGATTAACATCGCCTTTTGCTGCTTCATAGCCTGCTTCTCCTTGACCTCTCGGTCCGTAAGAGGCAATCTATATGTGACGAGCATATAGGGGCCTCACTTCGATTTATAGTCGGGTGGGGCTTTTATCTATCTGCCTTTGGTGTTCATGCCTGAGGCAGATAGCCTCAAGCACCCGCAGCAATTCTACTTAACTCTCCTTTTCCCGCAAACCGTTTTTATCCCCAGCGGCAAATCGAATACACCACCAGCGCCACCGCCATCGCAATTCCTACCGTTGTGAATGCTTCAGGCCAGGTCATCGATTCACCTCCTGCTCAATATTTTTAAGGTCATTTTCCGCATACAGTATTGCTGTCCTGGTTGCTCGTAACCGGGCTTTGGCGTTTTTCTCTTCACGTTCAAGTTTTGCCACAGCTTCACGAAGAGCATCTCGCTTTGCATAGAGTGATTTAATCTCTGATACGATGTTTTCACCGTTTCTCGCACGGTCGAGAACAAGTTCGAACGGATCTAAAGTCAATCCACACCGTTTGCAGGTAATCGTACGATTCACTTCTGAAATTGTTGTACGGATATGCTGACAGCATTTTTGCTCGACACTTTTTTCGTCGGTTATCACAACGTTGAGAAGTCCTTCCTCCTCTGATTTTGGCTGTACCAGAGTGATAACATTGTCGACTTCATTTTTCATCAGTTCACCTCCTGCGGTGGCTCCGGTAGCGGCATCCAGTGAGTTGCCTGCTCAATACCATTACCCGGCTTAATCGTTGCTTCTCCTCGCCGGAATGTGCTTCCTGTATAGCGTGCGGAGCATATTAGCGGTTCAACCAGAGAGCTATCGAAATTCACCGAAATAAGCACGTTCTGGTTCTTTTCCGGCATTCGCTCACCACAGCTTATCCAACCAGCCGGAGTTCCCGGAGAGCTGGTTGACGTTTCCGAGATTTCCCGAAAATTGTTGGTTGACGAATTCTTATTTTCCCGAAAGTTTCCGGCCTGAAGCATGGCGACGCGGCAATCGTTCCATCCTTCAGCATAATCACTATACGCAAGAGGCCAACCTCTTATGTATTCACGCGGCAACTTATCAGGCACTACCAGCGCTGGCGGCGCGGAGAATAGTGGTTTAGGTGATATTTCCGCACGTTTTGCGTATGCTTCAACTGTGTCAGGGTTAAACAGGATTATGTTTTCACCGCATTCCCACGCCACCGGCTCTGCTTCCAGTGACGCCAGTGCGATACGAAACACATTGGCAAGCAGGCTGTCTGAAGATTGGTTATCGTGCGCCGGGTCGCTCAGGAAACCAGTGATGAATGATTTAATTTCCGCGTTTTCTCTGGTAATAGTGGTCATTTGTTAATCCTCAAAACTTTATGCCCGGGCGCAAAAGCACGTGTTTTGTCTTTGCTTATTCGCCAGCCATCCTTACGCGCCTCTTTTGCACAACCAGCCCATGACGTACCGATATACTCTCCGAAGTCTGGCACTGGATATACACCTTCCGTACACTTGCGGCAGTAACAATAGAGATGCATGGTGTAACTTGCAGCGATAGCCATATCAGTCTCCTTTGATGTCAGCGTTTACAACCTGGCAGGCCTCTTTGAGCACCCAGTCAACAGCGTCTTTCCATGCTCCGGTTTCGACTGGCGGATTTTCACGCTTAACCTGTTCATAGAAGCGCACTGCTTTAATCAATCCTTCTGGTGTCAGTGGCACAGGCGGGGCAGTGAATAACGCCTGAATTTCATAGTTCGGCCTGTCGTTGCAATCCTCTTTTGTCGGTACATATTTCCAGTCACCAACCCACGGCTCCCCCTGTGAGTCCGTAATGCCTTTTTTCACGTAGCGATATCGCCATGCCATCGGTTCTGCTTCCAGCGATGCCAGAGCAATCCGCGCCAGTTCGCGCACAACTTCCGGCGGCGCGTAACGGTCATTCAGGTCATCCCACAGGAGTAGCATGTTATCGCTACCAGGGTGAACATCCTCGTTAGTTCCGGCAAGCGCACTAATAACCTCTTCGGCTGCTTCAATAATTTTCAGAGCTTGTTCTCTGGTAATAGTGGTCATATCACTCTCCTTTGATGCAAATGACAGCGGCGCGGGAATCATCCCATCGCTTTACTTCTTCACGAATTACGTCAATGCATTCTTTCGAATCCATTAGGTAATCTTCATCAAAAAGACGTTCCTGTTCGTTTTCTATCGCAACAATGATTGCTTCAACTAACTTTTGTGCCTGAGAACCACTTTCTAACCCTGCTATGCGCTTACTTCCATCCGAGATAACACCTTCGTAATACTCACGCTGCTCGTTGAGTTTTGATTTTGTCTCCTCAAGCTCAGCAACCAGTTTTCGAAGCCCTTCAATCTCACCATTACGAGCAATGAGGTCGCGGCACATGCTTTCGTTCTCATCCAGCAGTGCCAGTACGGTAGCCGGGTTAGCCTCTGCTATAAATGCTGCGTTTGCATGAGCCTGAGCATCTGTTTCAACCAGGCAGTTAACATGACATTCTGCAATCACGCCACCTGGTTCTCCTTTCCATTTTTGACAAACAAAAACTCCTGTTAAATTACCGTGCTGGTTAACAGATGTATGCCCTACGATGTAGCCTCCTTTAGTTGCTTTCTCTGCCTTATCCCGCAGCATCTGATAGTTAATCCCGCTCATTCATCGCCCCACTCATCACAATATGCTTCGACCGGAGTTTTCCCTGCTTCATAATCATCACGCCATGCTTCAGCATCAGCAGCACTTCCACCGCGTAACTCTGCATAATCCATTAACAATTCATGCCATTCTTCAAAACTGACGTTATATTTAGTTGAACCAAAATCAGCCATTTTATTCTTCCTCTTCGCCTTTTATTTCGTGGTATGAGTAATTGCAGTAGTTAAAGAAAATTTCTTTTGCTTCGTCATGAATTTCATCAGGTGTTGCGTCATCGTCTACTTCGAATACATCCTCAAAATCTCCACCGGCTATTCCCGTCTCGATAATTATTTTAAATTTTCGCATTTCACTACCGTCCTGCCGGGCGGCCTCCTTATGTTCTGAGGGTGCAGAAATCCCTCCTGTTAAGGATTAATTTTTAGCAGTGCTAAATTTAATTATTCAGTTCTGGATTTTGTCGCTCTGCGTATCCGCGCTTTCGCGTTACGCTCAATCTGAATTAGCTTTTCTATATTTTTTCGCCTTTCCTGTTCCTCCTGGCGCAATAGCCTTACATCATCTGCCAGTCTGGTTTCTCTTTTCGCCACAGAGAGCATCCAGTCAAATGGCTCCACAACTGCACCGCAGATTTTACAGCGGACCTGACGCTCTTTTTCGTCAACCCGGACAGAAGCGTGATGGCAGTATGGTTTTTCCGATGGCTCATAAAGAAAATTAACCTGATTACGTGGGTCATCCTCTTTTACCGGAAATAAAACAATATTACTTAACTCATCTTCTGGTTTTATTTCCATGCTCCTCTCCTTTGATGCGAATGCCAGCGGCAATTGAAGCCTGATAGCTAATTTCACTCACAGCATCACCTCCTGAAAACTCCCCTGATAAAACGCCAGCACGCGCTGCATAACTTCGCTCTTCCGGCACTCGCTACAGATTATGTTCTGACGCCTGTCGTAGCGGCGTATCTCTCCGTCTGGTAACTTTCGAATCAGCGTCTGGTCAGTTGTTTTCTCCGGTGTCTTACGCCATTCGCGATACGTCTGCTCTGACGCAAAAACACCGTATTTACCGGACATGTATAAATCGCCACAAGCCAGCACATCCACAAGGCAGCGTCGGACCGAATGCCAGCCAGCCCCAGTCGCTCTCTCCAGCTGCGACATCGTCATGCGTTCATTTTTGCGCACCAGAACGATGATTCGAGTCTTCAGCTCCTCCCGTTGTTCGGGTGTGTATACTTTTGCCACAAGCCCTCCTGAAAAATCACCTTCACAATTCATACAAAACCAGCCGCTTTCCGGCGTTCATACTCCTGTTTCAGCAACTCAATTGGTGTTGGCCCCGACGGGCGTTTTGGTGCTGCCAGTTGCCGCCGTACGGGCGGAACGCTGAGGCCGTTACCAACATGCTTTGCCCATTTTGTAAGCTGCCGTTCCGCAAGTCGTTTTAACTCCCCCTCGGTCATCTGGCGCTCAATCCCCTTTGAACGCATCTCGAGGCAAATGTGATACAGCACAGGCTGAGACCACGGGTACTTATCACTTCCGTCATATCGCCAGGACTCATTGCGCCAGCGGCGGTACTCCTCCATCACAGCATCCACCGTCAGACCGAATGGATTGGCTCCGCTTTCCGAAATCAGTGCCACAAACTCAGCCAGGTCCGGAGGCCATGTTTCACCCGCCCGGCAGCGGTCCATGCACTGGCGGCAGACCTGTCGGATTTGCTGCTCAGTCATCGCGCCAATCTGTGCAATCCAGAGCTTCGAAGGTGCGGCCCCGTTCTTCTGGGTCCAGCGGTTCGAATAAACCTCCCCCATGAGTTCCCACAGCTTCCAGACCGTTTCCGTCGCTGATAAATCCGTTTTCACGTTCCCACTGCTCACGTGCTGCCCGAATTTCCTGAACTGCCCGTGATGCGGTGCCACCTGGTGCTGCTGCATGGTTTACCCCCTTGCTGACTGGTTTAACCTGCGCCCTGACGTGATTTACGTGACGGGCGAATTTCTGCTCCCACTGAATCTGCGTAAACACTTTCCCCTCCGCTGCCCAGTAGTCCCGGAAGGCGGCAAGTTCAGCAGGTGTAAATTCTGTCTCCGGCAAAGCCATCCCCCACAACGCAGCCCGTCGTCGAAAATCCCGTGACGGATACCAGCTATCGGTCATCGGAAATTTTCCGATGGGTTCGCTCAGGCCATCCAGGAATACAAGGGGTGCTGCCTGTAACGATAAAACTTCCTGCTCACTGGTCGGAGCACTCTCGCGTGCGTTATGTGTGGGGTTTAGATCTTTGGGTTCCTTTGGGTTCCGTGATCCGTTTTTGGGTGTCTTTGATGGAAAATTTGGGTGTCTTTGGTTATTTTCCATGCAGCTAAGAGTTCCGTTTTTGGGTCTGTTTTTTGCTGAAACATAACCATTTTCGGTACTGTTTTTATTAACAGCACCAATTTTACCCACCTTTAAAGACTCCCGTTTTTGGGTGTATTCAGGCTCGGCAACACTTTCTTCTACACCGATAAGTCGGTACACCACAATTTGCTTTGTTCTGCCTTTTCTCTCACCGGTATCAACAATTAACCCAATCTCCATCAGGTGTCGTAAGCTGTCCTGCACAGTCTTTTTGTTCAGTTCCGTTACTTCTGCCAGTGCAGATACAGACGGGTATGCACACAAATCGGCACCGCACATATCAGCAAGCCAGGTCAATACAGACTTACTGGATGAACTGCCGGTTTTCACCTTTTTAGCCCATCGTAGTGCATCGATACTCATACGAACCCCTGGCAGACATTTGTTTATCTGCAAAGTAATATTGATATTGCTGACGATACGCATGCTTGAAAGCAATAGCTTTTTCTATAAGCTCGTCAGTCTCACGTTCCACAACAGATGGATCCGCAAAAAGCAGCCCGGACTCCACCACATCGCCATATTCTTTGTTTAACCCGGCGATCATGTACGTAATGCTTTTTCCGTCAGTAATTTCACAATACAATCTGAAATCGCTGATCCGGATAGCCTCCATAATTGCCGGAATCAGCGCCGTGAATTTTTCCCGCTTATCCCTGGTGTCGATAGCTTTCCAGCGTTCGAATATCTTCACCCTGTTAACGCCCAGCGCCCGTTGATCAACCTCGCCATCATTAAACGTGACGCGTTGAACATCGATGTTCGGGCGTTCTTTCAGAGCCCAGAATGCTTCCGTGATTAATATCGTCGCCTGCTCCTGTGTCATTCCTGGTCGGCATACCCAGGCATCCAGAGCCTCACAAACCTGTTCAGGGATGATTTTCATTGTTCAACCGCCCCGCCCGCTTTGCCTTACGATATTCGTCATAAACTTTGGGGTCGTACTGAAGTTCCCCACCGGATGCCTCTTGCAGGCGCATCGCGCGACCTTCAGGAACCAGTTCCCCCCATTGAGAAACAGCAGATGGATCAACACCAGCAGCTTTCGCTACTTTGGCTTTCGTCCCATAAAAATTAATTACGTCTGATTTAAACATCACCCCTCCAAAGTTGAGTTTTCTCAATAGTAATCACTCAAGGAATCTCAAGTCAAGGGTTATTAAGATATCTAAATATGAACGAGAAAACTTTAGGTCAACGAATTAGAGAAAGACGCAAACAGGTTGGTTTAAGTCAAAACGATTTAAGCAAAGCCGCTGGCGTATCTGGCTCATCAATTTCACTATGGGAAAGCGACCATACAGCCCCGCGCGGGCAAAATTTGCATCGCCTAGCTGAGGTATTGCAATGTTCACCAACTTGGATACTGTTTGGTGACGAGGATAAAACACCAGATCCACCAGTTGCACTCAACAGCGCCTTAGACTTATCGGAAGATGAGTTGGAGATGTTGCGATTGTATCGCGCACTTCCAAAATCAGAGCAGCAAGCACAAATCAGCGAACTCCGTGCCCGCGTTGAGAATTTTAATCGCCTATTCACCGAGCTACTAGAAGCTCGCAAACGTAACAAACATCAGTAACCCCCTTCACAAATTTTAAAGCCTTACATTTCAATGTATTGGCTTTATTTTGCATTAAATATTGAGTTTTCTCATTAAAAACGCTTGACCAACATTCATGAGAAAACTAAATTACCACCCATCAAGACACCGCACGGTGTTCTCAGCAAACAGTTCCGCTACCCGGCGTTAAGGGGAAACAGAGGATTTCTCAGTGGGCGAACTCAAACATCAGAATGGAAGGTATCCTGGGATCAGCAAAGAAACAGCAATGGCGCTTTATATTGATATCAGCGCCATTGCCGGACAGGTAAGAATGATCAGAGCGGTAACTAAACGGTATGCGCCTTTACTTCAGAAAGTCTCTGGTGAGTGCGCCGAAGATATCGTCAACGATTTCGTCATCGAATTGCGAGGACTCATCTTCAGTTACAAGGTGACCACAGTTTTTGCAGATGGCTCCCGCGAAACTGTCAGAGCCCTGCGGTTTAAAGGATGTGTCAAAGACTTCGCCACCACATTCTGGGCAAGAAAACTTGATTGTATTCATAACCAATTTCCTCTCGAGTAACAGACCTCTCAGAGGATACCACCTCGCCTGACGTGGTTAAAAGCAGGCAACGCTAACCACGAGGAGCCGACATGCAGAAACGAGAACCCGTCATCATCGCGCCAGACTATACCGATGATGAACTTTATGAGTGGATGCGCCAGAAAATTAATGCAGCGCAGGATCTGAAATGGGCCAATGAAGCCAGGGCTAAGCAGGCTGAAAATCTGTCCGCTCTGGAGCAGGATATCACCAATCTGGAAAAAGCAGCGGCATTAAGCATTGCCAGAATGATTACATACCCACGTTAATAGCTAACCAACGAGGCTAATAATGGAATTTAAAGATTTACCAAAAGAAATCCAGACAATTGCTGCAACGGCTCTCGGTGATAGTCTGGTGAAAATTGACCCGGCATACACCAAAAAAGAAACCATCGATAATATGGTTCGTAATGTGCGCAATGCTTTTTCTGGGCTATATGGTCCTGATAATCAAAAGCAGGAAAGCGATGTTAATAAACGGGTAATTTCTGTTTGCGTGAATGGCCATGTTCTTTCATCAATCAAAACAGAAACAGCGACAGTCTTCGATTGCCTTTGCATTGTACAGAGCCTTGTTGATGCCCTGTTTCGTTCAGTGAATTTAGAAAATGATGCAAATCTGCGAGGGCGCACAATAGCACATCCATATGCACATACTTTAGGCTCTGTGGATATCAAAGATCCCACAAATCTTTAATGAAATAGTTAACGCGAATTGTACTTGCTCTTTCAGTTGCTTTCAGAATACGCGTTGAAACTGCTGGCGGTAATTTGGTATTCCATTTATTAAAATCATGCCCGGGAAAGTACTCTTCGAAAATACTTTTAACTGCAGACTCGCCTATTGAAATGCTGCTTACCATGCGATTTTGATAAAGGCATTTAGCAATAAGAGTTGATTTTAACATTCACCCTCCTGAGGGTTGGTAATTAAGGAGTTCTCCACGGGTGAGGTGGAGTGCGTGCGCCGGACACGGGTGAACATCCGGCACAGACAGTTTACTGAAAGGATATTTCCCTGAAAAGTCAGACCATAACGCGAAAGCGCACGGCGAGGTAGCTGGTTCATAGATAGCCTGTCGTTAAATTTTCGTCGACCGTGCGCTTCCGGTTGTGGCAATCCGCGAAATGGCGCGGCGGTAAGTATGGCGGGGTTATTCCTTCCCCCGTTGAGGACACCGGGTTGTCAGGTTGACCATACGCTTAAGTGACAACCCCGCTGCAACGCCCTCTGTTATCAATTTTCTGGTGACGTTTGGCGGTATCAGTTTTACTCCGTGACTGCTCTGCCGCCCTTTTTAAAGTGAATTTTGTGATGCGGTGAATGCGGCTAAGCGCACGCGGAACAGTTAAAACCAAAAACAGTGTTATGGGTGGATTCTCTGTATCCGGCGTTAATTGTTAACTGGTTAACGTCACCTGGAGGCACCAGGCACTGCATCACAAAATTCATTGTTGAGGACGCGATAATGGAAACGTTATTACCAAACGTTAATACGTCTGAAGGTTGTTTTGAAATTGGTGTCACTATCAGTAACCCTGTATTTACTGAAGATGCCATTAACAAGAGAAAACAAGAACGGGAGCTATTAAATAAAATATGCATTGTTTCAATGCTGGCTCGTTTACGTCTGATGCCAAAAGGATGTGCACAATGAATTCAGCATTTGCGCTTGTTCTGACAGTTTTTCTTGTTTCCGGAGAACCAGTTGATATTGCAGTCAGTGTTCACAGGACAATGCAGGAGTGTATGACTGCAGCAACCGAACAGAAAATTCCCGGTAACTGTTACCCGGTCGATAAAGTTATTAACCAGGATAATATCGAAATCCCGGCAGGTCTTTAAAACAGTTCCGTAATAAATATCCGGTTTCATTCTTATATGCCAGCAATGGCAGGGATTTGTTCATCCTTAAATCTGTCATGAGGTTAAAACAAAATGAGTAAAGTCTTTATTTGCGCCGCTATTCCTGACGAACTGGCAACAAGGGAAGAAGGCGCTGTGGCTGTAGCCACAGCCATTGAAGCTGGCGACGAACGCCGTGCTCGAGCAAAATTTCACTGGCAGTTCCTGGAACATTATCCGGCTGCTCAGGACTGCGCTTATAAATTTATTGTCTGCGAGGATAAACCCGGTATACCCCGCCCTGCCCTCGATTCCTGGGATACTGAATATATGCAGGAAAACCGCTGGGATGAGGCGTCTGCTTCCTTTGTCCCGGTCGAGACTGAATCCGATCCGATGAACGTCACTTTTGACAAGCTGGCCCCTGAAGTACAGAACGCTGTCATGGTTAAGTTCGACACATGTGAAAACATCACTGTTGATATGGTGATTAGCGCACAGGAATTGTTGCAGGAAGACATGGCAACATTCGACGGCCATATCGTTGAAGCGTTGATGAAAATGCCAGAAGTTAACGCCATGTATCCGGAGCTTAAGCTGCATGCCATCGGGTGGGTTAAGCATAAATGTAAGCCTGGTGCCAAATGGCCCGAAATTCAGGCAGAGATGCGCATCTGGAAAAAACGTCGCGAAGGTGAACGCAAGGAAACCGGAAAATACACGTCTGTTGTTGATCTCGCCCGCGCCAGAGCCAATCAACAGCACACTGAAAATTCAACAGGAAAAATCACCCCGGTCATTGCTGCCATTCATCGCGAATACAAGCAGACATGGAAAACACTGGATGACGAACTGGCCTACGCTCTCTGGCCTGGTGATGTGGATGCCGGAAACATTGACGGCAGCATCCATCGCTGGGCAAAAAATGAAGTTATCGACAACGACCGCGAAGACTGGAAGCGTATCTCGGCATCAATGCGCAAACAGCCTGATGCCATTCGCTACGACCGCCAGACTATTTTTGGCCTTGTTCGTGAACGTCCGATCGACATTCACAAAGACCCTGTGGCACTGAACAAATACATTACTGAATACCTGACTACAAAGGGCGTGTTTGAAGATGAAGGAAGAAATCAGAGCGCGACTGATACTCTCTCGTCGCCAGTACCAGAAACTGATGCAGTGGAAACGGCAATTCCGGACAACGAAAAAACCGAATGCAAAGTGGAAGTCGAACCATCTGTAGAGCGTGAGGGGCCGTTCTACTTCCTCTTCACCGACAAGGATGGCGAAAAATACGGTCGCGCAAACAAACTTTCTGGTCTGGATAAGGCACTGGCTGCCGGGGCTACTGAAATCACGAAAGAAGAATATTTCGCCCGCAAAAACGGTACATACTCAGGTTCACAACAAAATACTGGTGCATCTGACACGACCGCACAACCAGGGCCGGTAAAAGTTACCGCTGACGAAGTAAACAAAATTATGCAGGCAGCCAATATCAGCCAGCCTGACGCCGATGAACTGCTTGCAGTATCACGTGGTGAATTTGTTGCAGGGATTAGCGATCCGAATGATCCGAAATGGGTAAAGGGGATTGAAACCCGCGATTCTGTGAATCAGAACCAGCAAAAAACGGAACAGAACGACCAGAAAGCGGAACAAAACAGCCCAAATGCGTTACAAAACGAGCCAGAAACGAAACAACCTGAGCCAGTAGCGCAACAGGAACCGGAAAAAGTCTGCACCGCCTGCGGTCAGAGCGGTGGCGGCAACTGCCCTGATTGTGGTGCGGTGATGGGCGACGCAACATACCAGGAAACATTCGATGAAGAGAATCAGGTTGAAGTTCAGAAAAATGATCCGGAGGAAATGGAAGACGCTGAACATCCACACAAGGAGAATGCTGGCAGCGCTCAGGACCACGCCAGCGATAATGAAACTGGCGAGACGGCAGATCCCTTAATTGCGGTGAACGGTCATCACGTTATCACATCCACCAGCAGAGTGTGGTACCACCTGATGATCGACCTTGAAACCATGGGGAAAAATCCCGATGCTCCGATTATCTCAATAGGTGCAATATTTTTCGATCCACAAACCGGAGATATGGGGCCGGAATTTAGTAAGACTATCGATCTGGAAACTGCTGGCGGAGTCATTGATCGTGACACCATTAAATGGTGGCTTAAGCAATCACGCGAGGCGCAATCTGCCATTATGACCGATGAAATCCCGCTAGATGATGCACTGTTACAATTGCGGGAATTTATCGCCGAAAACTCCGGTGAATTTTTTGTTCAGGTCTGGGGAAATGGAGCCAACTTCGACAACACGATTTTGCGCCGTTCGTATGAACGGCAGGGGATCCCCTGCCCGTGGCGTTACTACAACGATCGCGATGTACGCACAATCGTTGAGCTGGGGAAAGCCATAGACTTCGATGCCAGAACGGCTATTCCATTCGAAGGTGAGCGCCATAATGCACTTGATGACGCCCGTTACCAGGCAAAATACGTTTCAGCAATCTGGCAAAAACTGATCCCGAATCCGGTTGATTTTTAATGTTCAACCCTGATCGCCGTCCCCGAATTATATTGGCGGCGGTCATGCTGTAAGGCACGTGACCACATGTACGAATTAACTCTATCGCCAGCAGAGATTCAAGAGATCACAAGATACGAGCGATACACAAGACAGCAACACCAGCTAAGGCTGCACGGCATCCCGTTTGTAATCGGACCTAAAAACGAACCAATAGTTCTTCGCCGGGATGTTCCGCACGGGCTGACAGCAATGTCGAAAGTATCTGAACTGGTTTCTGCTGAACCCGATTTTGAGGCGCTGAACAATGGGAAGACCAAGAAAAAACAAAAAAGATAATGCACTACCACCGCGTGTTAGATCGAATGGTTACAGTTACGTATGGAAACCCGAAGGAAGCACAAGAACTATAGGGCTCGGAAGAGTGCGGGAAACCAGCGTAGCTAAAGTCTGGCAAAATTATGAGCTGGAAAAAGCAAAACTCCACGACATAATGACCGTCGCTAAATTATGGCACATGTTTATGGACTCCCCTGCATTTACAGAACTGGCCCCCCGAACCCAAAAAGATTATCGGCAACATCAAAGGGCATTGTTGGCAGTATTCGGAAAAGTGCTTGCTGATAATGTAAAAATTGAACAGGTAAGAATTTTCATGGATAAGCGGGGACTTGAGAGCAAGACCCAGGCAAATCATGAACTGGCAAGTCTGAGCCGTGTATACGGATGGGGGTATGAGCGTGGGTATGTGAAAAATAATCCATGCAGAGGAGTCAGAAAATTCACACTTAAAGCTCGTACTGTTTACATCACCGATGAACAGTATGCTGCAATATATGCGGAGGCAATTCCACAGTTACGTATTGCAATGGAGATATCCTATCTTTGTGCGGCAAGGCTCGGTGATGTACTCGAGCTGAAATGGCAGGATATTATGGATAAAGGGATTTACATTGAGCAAAACAAGACCGGCACTAAACAAATCAAGGAATGGTCTCCGCGATTACGTACGGCGATCCAGTTAGCCCGAAATGTATCTTCCGGCACATGCGAATATGTGATCAACACAACCAAAGGCGGGAAGGTTATAGCCAAGACGCTGAACAACTGGTGGAATCAGGCTAAACGTGCAGCCGAGCAAAAAGCCGGCGTTCCGTTTGGGTGCAACTTCCATGACATAAAAGCCAAAGGGATTTCAGATTACGAAGGTAGCAGCCGTGACAAACAAATTTTCAGTGGACACAAAACAGAAAATCAGGTGTTGATTTACGATCGTAAAACCAAAATCACCCCAACACTGGATTTGCCGCTTGTGGTCAGTAAGTAG